TCTTCCAGTTCTTCCCTATTGTCGTTATAACGCACATAATACTCCCGACCATCCGATCCGCGAACCGGCAAACGCCCCTCCCATCACGCCAGAAGTTCTTCCTTCGCGCTTGTTACAGAATTTTTCCCCATTTTTCATTCCTAATCTATATCATTATAAAACAAATGATTTCCGGCTTCATAGCAAGGACTTTTATGTGCCGCCCACTTCGGACGTATTGCCCGGGTATGGTAAAAAGTCGCATTGTTGGTAAAATCTTCCAACCGGCCGGCAACCGCTCTGGCCGCCAGATTCAGACAAAAGGCAAAAACCGGATCCTGCCCGTCAACCTTCTGCAGCAAACCAAAATTCGGATCTTTCCGGTTCCAACAGGAAAACTGCCTCGGTTTTAAACAGGTTTCCGCAATACCGGGAATTTTCACCCCGTATTCTTCCCGGTAACCGGTAAACCATTTGCGTGCGTTATAACGGTTCATAATGACACAGGCTACCGCTTCCATACCTTCCTCTCCTTCGCCTCTGGCCTCTCCGTAGATGGTTTTGGCCATAATTTCGATATCGCGGTCAGTCATCTTTTCTTTTCCTCCGGTTTTTGTCCGCCAGCATCAGATCCAGTTTAACCTTCAATTCCGTCAGCAGTTCATTTTGCTTGTTGATCAGCAAAATCAGGCCTTCAACCCGGCCGTCATAACCGTCCTGCCGCTTTTCCAGTCCGTCCAGCCGCGTTTCCTGCCGGGCTTTCCATTCCCCGATCCTGATAAAATTATACAACACGCCGAGCATTGCCGCTCCGCCGCTTACCAGCCCCCAGTCCATATATTCCTCCGTAAAAGTAAAAGGGAGCTTCAGGCTCCCTTCCATTCTCCAAATGTTTTTATTCCTTCGTCAGGAAAACTTTCCTGTTCGGGAATATCCCGCAAATACTGACGATACTGCCGGTATTTTTCCCTTTCTTCCTCGCTGATCGGATAATCGGCAAACATATATTTGTCGGTTGCCGCAATCAGCATATTGCGTTCAAGTCTTCTTTCCGCCGCCTTCATCTGCCGGGGTTTTTCGACGATCCGTCCCTGCTCAACGACAAACGTTCCGTCATCCAGTCCCTTTTTTATTTCGGCAGTTACGATCGTGTCGCCTTCTTTCTCTCCGAGATAGTCAATTTCAAATATCCCGCGACCGGCATTAACCGCCGTTTTTCCCCGGTTGTCGACAACCTGTTTCCAACCGTCGTCAAATATAACGGCTTTTCCGCCTTCGGCAATCGGCGGCCTGTCAAAAACCGCATTCGCCGGCAACAGATAAACAGGCTTTCCCTGCTTTTTTGTTTCCAAAGGATCTAAGAGCGCATCTTCTGCCCCGATATATTCCTTTGTTTCTCCGTCAAACATGTATATTTCCATTTTCCTCTCCTAATATTTTATGCACCATTTCACAGCGTTGTTGCGCGGCGTGACATGACTGTTAGCGCCATAAATCGCGTTTGAATTTTTGGCAGAGAAATTAAGCTGCTTCCAAGCCGACCCGGTGCCGGCATTGGTCAAACGATTTCCGACTTGCAGCGTTGCCGACAACGCTCCGTCTGATTTCTGGCCGTCTTCGCCCATCAAAAGGTACGAGATATAACCGCTGATATTCGGCAACCCTTCGGCTTGTCTGGTGCCGATCGCCGAAGAAGTGCCGGAAAGGTAACCCCTCAAAAAATCCCCCTGATAATCCGGCAGCTTAAACGTCGTCGATCCGTCACCGGCGCCGAAAGTCGTACCTATGGCTGCGAATAAATCCGCATAAGTCGTCCGGGAAACGGCCGAACCGTTGCAGACCAACCAACCGTCCGGCGGCGTATTTCCCGGCCATGCGGCAACAAAACCGGCGGGAAGACGGGCAACAATCGCCGCCTTAACCGGTTCCAGCTGCTCCTGCACATAGCCCTGGGTGACAATATCCAAAACCCAGCTGGTGCCGATGACTTCCGGATTGGTGACAAAATTGTCGGTATTGTTTCCCTTGGTCGAACGAAGCAGGCTTGCCTCACCCGTGCTGCTGTCCACGTACCAGAGCCGCGCGCCTTCCGGGTAGCCGCCGATGGCGTCCGATACCGACTGATTGAAAGTATAGGTGCCGCCGTTTTGGGTGAAGAAATAAAACTGGCTCATCAAATTGAATATGCCATTAAAATCCTTTCCTTCCGGAGGCTGACCGCCGTTTTTTTTCGGCATCATCGTGATCGGCGGGAAACCTTCCTGAATACTGGCCAAGAATGACCCTGTCGGCGCGTCGGGAATCGTGTTTTTCTGCCCGTTGTAAGCAAATGCACCGAATAAAATCTGCGGTATGGTTAAACTTTCCATTTTTCTCTCCTTTATAAAATTCCGTCCCAGAAAACACCCTGATCAAACGGCTGGAAGTCCGAACCATAAAAACCAAAGGTGTTTTCTGTGTCAATTTGATAAATTTTTGTGCCGACGCCGGCCGGACGCGGCAATACGTCTTGTGTTGTAAACAAATACGTTTCCCAGTCTTCAAGAATAAAATCGAAAACAAAAATCTGCACCGTCATATCCAGATTGTCGAGCAGATAGGCGTTGCCGCGGTCTTTGAACAGGTTTTGCAAAAAGACGTTCATTGACAAAATATCACCCTGCCACGTGGTGCCGAATGCCCGGATTTTGATAATCTCCCGAAACTGATCGTCGTTCAGGGTGAAAATCTCCCCGTCCTCACCGGTAAAATTGCGGGTGATTTTGAGCATTTTTCCCCAAAACCAGTCGAGCGCTTCCGGAATACAGGAGTTATAATCCAAGATTTCTTTTACAAAAGTTTCCGAAATATTGCCAAAGTATTTATCCCACACGGCGGCGCGGCGCAAAAGCAAATCCGACCCGTTGGTGTAGCCGAATTGTTTCTGCAAAGTATTTAACGTTACTTCCTTAAACATTTAAGCAGCCTTTGAAACGGTTATGTTGCTTTCATCCAAACTTGCAACTTGAGAAATGGTTGTGGTGATGTAATCGGTAAAATCGCCGCCGGAAACAAGCGCCACTTTCACCGACAACAGGTTGATCTGATTGAACCCGGCGAGGCTTTGCGCCAAAACATTGCCGGAAACGGTCTGATGTATCTTAAAAGGATTGTCCGCCACCCATTGCATGACAATGCTTTTAATCTGCGTTTCCACATCGGCCGCAGTATAGGCGTTTGCCTCATATTCTATCTGTAATTTGATCGGTACAACCGCCGGCCGCTCAATCCGATACTTGTAAATGTAATCAACAGAGGCGTCGTAAAACTCTATCTCGGTATTGCCGTTTACACCGGCGCCAAGCGTCTTCTGCCCGGCAATAACAGTTGCTATATCCGAGGAAGAACCACCTAAAACACATATATATATAGAATGCGGCGCAAGTGTTATGTTATCGATTTCAAGCGGTTCATCGCCGTAGTTTTCGCGGCCCAAAACGCTGATAACGCCGGAAACTGCCGCAATATTGTCAACAATAGCGCCCAAAATGCTCCGCGCCCGTTTGTTTAGCCAGTTTGCCGTAACACGGGTACGAAACTCGTTGTCGTTTTCCGTGGCAAAGCCGATAATTCCGGCCGTTGCATTGTTGATGCCGTCCCAACCTTCAATCACCGTTACAATCGTCGTCAATGTTCCTGCAGGACAGGGAATTGCCCCGGGAGTCAAACATTGAAATTCCGCCTCTGCCGTGCCGTCTTCCCCGATTGTAACAGTATCAAGAAGCATATACTGATAAGTTCCGTCAGAGGCCAGATCCCCCTCTTCGATAACAGTATTTGCCGTACCGCTTAAAGTGGCCGTTACCACCGTACCGACGCCCTGTTTGCGGTAGTATCCGAAAAAAGCCGCCGCCACGTCCAAAGCCTGACCGGTTGCCGTATAGACCGAAAAAGAATTGGCAATATTGACAACTTCGTTCATCGCCTTTGTTAAGGTCGCCGTATCGTTGGTGATCATCTGCCCCTGAAAGGTGCTGCTCTCTAAGTTAATATTTGCCCCGAGCGCGCCTTTGTAGGCCTCTTCAAAATCGCTTTTGATTTCAGAGGTATCAACCGTGATGACCCCCTGATTTGTAACAGAAAAAAGGCTCATAATTCAAAAACTCCGTAAATGCTTGATATTTCCGCGGTGATATTCAAAACGTTGTCCGCGCTTGAAGTGGAAAGCCGGTTGATTTGCACAATCTCGCCGTTATCTTTTATCCGCCGGCGAATCATCTCTCGCACGCCGTCAATGCCGCCGGTTTTGCCCAAAACCTCGTTGAAATAGTCAATGCCTTCTTCCGTGTTGTACGGATTTTCTCCCAAACAAAGGCCGACGCGGGTTTTGGTATCTTGTGCACAGGCGTTGATGCCCTCATTAACGGTCAAAGAACCGTCTTCAAGCACCAGATTGTTGTGCTCGTCTAATTTCAGAGTTTGCATTTTTCCTCCTTTATTTGGAAAATACGGTCACAGAACCGGCAGTGATAGTGCCCTGGTGCGTATTAGGATTAACCTCAACCGTGTCACCGATCCGCGCCACGCCTTTACCGCCCTCGCCGCCAAGGTTAACCGCCATTGCCGTGACATTTGCCGTATCGGCCGTGATGTTGGCGGTTTGCGTGTTGATATCGACCGAAGTAGGCAGCAGGGTAATGGTTGTTTGCTGATTGGAAATAACCAGCCCGTCGCCGGCAGAATTGAAGGAAATCGGCAGGAAAAAACCGTCCGCCCAGTTGAATTGCCGTAAACTGCCGACAGTTGACTGCGCTTTTGTGTTCTTAAAATTGGTAATGTCAAATTTGCAGGCTATCAGCAGCCCGATGTCGCCCGCCGCCGGTTTGTAGGTTATTTTGCAGCCGTTGCCCTCAAACTTCATGACCGGAATTTTGTAAAGCGTGTTGTCCGCGGTGATCGGAATTTCCTCGTTCTGTGTATTGATCTGTCTGATCAGCGGCAAAACGTCGACAAATGCGTTGTCCTCACTGACTGCCGCCACTTCTACCGGTTGAACGGTGCCGAGAAAAGAGTTGAGATATTGACGCAAAAAAAGCTGCAAAACGCCCGTATCCGTTTGCAGCTCCGCCGGATTGTATGCCGGAATATTATTGCTCATCGATAAAACCCTAAGCCTTCCTTCATCAAGTTAAGCCGCGTTATCCATTCGCTGCCGCGGGTTTGTCCTGCATGCGATAGAGTGGAAATATAAAAATCATAGCTGCTCAACTGCGGGTATTTCAAAGAGTTCACTTTGACCCGCTGCCCCGTCTGATACGACGGATTAAGCCGTATTGTGATAATCACGCCGGTCGGTGTCGGTTCGGGAACGCCGATAATCTCCGCCTGCGGAATGGTGAGCTGCGGCAGTTTCTTTAAGCCCTCGTTTTGTTTTTTAACATAAAGCCGCCCTTTGCTTTCAAAAATATCAAGTCCGGTTGCCTGCGCCAAAGCACGCAGCCCCATGACCGCATTTTGATCACGCAACAGAAAGTTGTTAATCGTCGCCGTATCGTCTATATCGGAAACAAGGGCAAGCCCCAAGTCCGCCCCCAGTTTCCGAGCTATCGTGTTGACCGGGGTGTTACCGGCGTAGGTATAGCTTTTAACCTTTGTCAGCTCAGAAAACATCGACATCGCTTTTAATGTTATGGAATAATCGGCCTTGCTTAAATCCGGCCTTGCTTCCATAATCGTCCCGTCAAAAACAACGCCTTTGTTGCTACCCTCATATCCGGCCTCTATCACCAGACGGTTTTGCACCCAGTTTTTGACCCATTGCGTATTAGACGTTGCTAAGCTGAACATGGTATCGGTTTTTAACCCGCTTATCACCACGTTTGCTTCGTTTAAGGCGCCGCTCACCGCCTCAGAAGTATTGAAAGTAAAGGCGAGTTCTTCCGTGAGCGTGTTTTTCAAAACGCCGTCATAATACAAACTCGCTGTTAATTTCCTTGTCCGCCAGTTCATTGCAAATTGAAATCCGTATCATAGATAAGTTGATAGCGGCTGTTAAATTCCGAATATTCGGGATCGCTGTTGCCGTAGAGGTCATAGAAATAAAAATTGCCGGAGACGACCTGCGAGAGCATCAACGGCATCCGGTTGATACAGCGGCGACCGTAAAACTGCACTTCGCCGTCAATCGTTAAATCCATAATCAGAGAACCGTCCGCCATGGTGCGGAGCGCCACATTGACCGTGTGGATTTCTCCCGCCGCGTCGGTAATGTTGGCCGAAACTTTGCTGTTCGGTTCGTTTATCAGGTTGATTGCCGTTCTTGTCATGAGTTCCACCATGCCTTTATGTCTGTTGCCAAAGTCTGAACAATGCCACCGTCCTGAGTATCTTTGTCTGAGGCGCTGCGGTTAAGTTTTCCGTCCGTACCGAACAAAAGAACCTCATCAAAAGTCATATCCGCTTCCAGAAGATTATAATTGTCCGGCGTTTCCGTGATTTCAAAGCTGGACAAGGTAAAACTTGTCCGCAAACCGGAATTGCGGGTCTGGATGTTTACTCTCCTCATTTGCCGGCATAGTTCGTTCAGCTGCTGGCGGGTGGTTTCAATCAGACTGACTTTATCCTGTCCAAAAATGGAATAGTTGATGTCTAGCGCCCCGATGCCGACGGTGCCGTTTTTGGATATAATGCCTTTTAAGGTGATCTGATCGGGGTTTGAATATTTGTAATCGGTTATGTTTATTCCCGATTCTGCCGGATATTGTGTAACCGTGGCCGAACCGTTGTAGGAGCATTCCAAAATCGAATCAAACTCCAGATAAATCTTGCGGTCGCCCTTCTCGTCTATTCCATAGATGCTGTAGGTCGATTTAGCCAGCTTATCGGTAATGCTGCTTAAAAAGTTGAGTTCCATTATAACATCACTCCTCCGGCGTTATTCTGCGCCACCGACGGCAACCCGCGGTTCCCCATCCGCTCCATTTCCCGCGCAAACTGCCGTGGATTGGAAACGTTCGGCAAAACAACCGAACCTACATTGACTGTACTATTGCGGCTGTTGTCGTTGGTTGCGGCGTTGTTTATCCTTGTTTGCGTTAAGCTCGGCTGATAGTTGGGAGCATTTAACTGCGGAATATACTCTATCGGTTCGGAACGTTTGCCCCACCCCATAAAATCAGCGAACTTGTCGCCAAGCCAAGCTCCGCCATCGTTAATTCCTCCGATTATTTTTTCGTAAATCTCCCCGGCACCTTTGAAAAATTCGATAAAAACATCAAAGTTTTCAACCACCCAGTCATATAAATTTTTAAGAACTCCGGCCAGACCGCTGAAAAGCTCCTTTGTTCCGGCAATAAATTGCTGCAACCTCGGGCTTTCCGCCAGATAATCCTTAAAAGCCTGACTGACCTTATCCCAGTTTTGCCACAGGAGATAAGCCGCACCGGCGGCGGCCGTAATGCCTACCGTTGAAAACGAGAAAACCGAACCGAACAAAAAGCCTGCGGTTCTTAAGGCCGGCGAAAGCAGCGTTACCGCACCCAAAATGCCGACAATGCCGGTTTTAACCTCCGGTGAAAGAAAGGCGACACGCTCCATCCCGGCGCTGATTTTATCCAAAACCGGCGCCAGCTTTTCCAAAACCGGATAAGCAATCGCCTGAAAAGCCTGACTGATAGTGGCAAGGGAGATTTCCATGCCCCTGAGGGCTTCGGATGCTTTCTCCGTCAAAACGCCGAACTCCTGCGCTTTTTTGTTGATTTCGGCATATTCGGCATCCGTCAGTTTCAACATCCGCATAAACGGCAGGTTATCAATGCCCAGCATGTCGACCACTTTTTTCTGCGCATCGGTATTAAGGGCGCCGAAATTCTGCCTGAGAGCGTCAATAGCTCCCTGATAATCTTTGTTAAACAAATTGGTACCGATGACGGCGGAAAGCTCACGCAACGCCCCAGAAGAATCAAACTTCAACTGGTTGGACAGATTTTGCAGCTTATCAATCGCACCAAGAGCATCGTCCGTACTGCCGCCCAAAAGCGAAAAAGCATTGGTAAAAGCGCTTACCTTTTCAACCGGCAAATTCCAGCTCTCGGCCAGATTTTGGATTTTTAAGGCCTCGTCATAAACATTGGTCAAACCTTTGATGCCGACGCCGCCCAGAGCCAGCCCGCCCAGCTTGGCAATAAAATTGTTCTGGATCTTGTCCGCGGTTTTGGCAAAAGCCCCCTGCAAACCGTCGAGCTGCTTTTTAGCGTCGCCGGTGTTCAGCCAAAAATTGATTACAGCGTCTGAAAACATACTCATTTTGCTTTATCCTTCGCCCGGTTGTAGGCGGAAATCTCATTTTGCGCGCGGACATAGGCGGCAACGTTTGCCAGATACAGGTCGCCTAAGTCCATCTGTTTTAACTCGGTTATTGAAACTTCCGGTTTTAAGATATTCCCTATGCAATTTGAGAATCCGAAATCGGAAAAGCCGACTTCTTTTCGAGAATGGCGAGAAACGGCCGGAAGACTTCGGATTCTTTCATAAAAACCTTTTGATGCTCCAAAATGGCAAGCCCCAATTCAATAACCGCCAACGGATTTTGGAAATAAGTGTTGACTTTTTCCAGACTCATCGTGTCAACAGCGGTTTGCCCGCTCGCATCCAAAAGCGTCGCCAACGGAAGCAGATCTGCCAAAAAAGGTTTGATTGATTTATCTTTGGAACTGACATAGCGGTCGACAAAATCAATACCGTCAAGCGCGTCAAAAAGGCGGACGGAAAACGTCAGCTTTTGCCCGTCCAAATCTTTGATAGTTATTTTTTTTATTGTTTCCATTGAAAACTCCGACAAAAAAAGCCCCGCCGACGATTGCCGGCAGAGCTTGACTGTAAAAAATGTTTATTATATAAGAAAAACATCCAGTGTTGCAGCACTGGATGTTTTATTAACTCAGAAAGGGGTTAAACCCACCTTTAACCACTTCATGAGTTAAAGGTAACCTATTTTACATAAAATGTCAATAGGTTTTGGGTTTTCCCCTTTCCAACCGCCCGTAAGGGCTGAAAGGAAAGTCATGATAATAAAATTTATTATTATCATTCGGAAGATCCGCATCTTCTTGTCTGTTAAACGATAGACGAGAACAAGGGAGTTGTCAAGGATTGCTTGGCAACTCCTTTTTCCTAGGCCGGCATAATCACCCGGTCAAAGAAGGTGAACTGATAGGTTTTGTCCTGCTGACCGTCGTCCAAATTGGCGTTGTCGCCGCCGTCCACCTCGGTGATGGTGCCGCCGGTATAGACCGTTTTGGTTCCGGTGGTGTTGTTGGTTACCGTCATAACTACCGTATAATCGGACAAATCCTTGCCGTACTTGGGAGTTGTCAAATTGATCAGGTTGTCAAGCGCCAGCCTTGAGTTTGACGTCGGCAGCAGAGATATGGTGCAAACATACATCACCGCCTTTTGGTTGACGACGCCTTTGGCATCCGCTCCCAGACGGGCGACCGCCGGCTGCGGGCGTTCCCACTGTACGCCTTCCGCACCGAACCCCTCAAGTTTAATATAAGGAACCAGAGGCAGCGCGGTTAACGTATAAGTTAAGTTCTTAAAACCGACTTTGTTGGTTGAAATATCTGTCATGTTCTTACGCTCCGTAAATTCTGTTGGTAATCACCACTTTATTAACCACCCCGCCGCAGAGATAGCAGACCAAAATACGGACCCTGCGTGCGGCAATGTCTTCCGCTGTCAGTTCCTGAATCTGGTAATAATAACCGTTGTCCGCAACGGAATCTGCCGCCGCCGAATTGCCGGTTGCCGTAACAATGCTGTTGCGGTCGGTATCGCTCAACGTCCCGTTATAGGCAATAGCCCCGTTTGTCTGCCCCTGCTCAAAAGACGGTGCAATGATCGAGGCCATGAAGTCGCGGGCATCCGTTCCCTGCAATTTAAGCTTTTCAAGGCTGATAAAGCCGTTCATGATACGGGTTTGAAGGTCGTTTTCAAACCAGCTTTCATTGACCTGTACGTCTTCCGTGCCGAAGCTGCCCTGCATCAAACCCATGCCGTAAAGAACCTGCTCCTGGTCACCAAAACCGACCGAATAGACATAGGAAATGCAAAGGCTGTCCAGTTCTTCGGCAAGGCTCATATTGGTTTTGCCCTGCTGATAATCTACAACGGTGCCGAGTGTCGTAATCGGCGTATAGCCGGTTGCCGGTTGGAAGTTGAAGTTAATCGCCCCGTTTGCCACATTAAAATCAATCGCCGCGCAAATAGCGCAGTCAAGCGCGTGTACAAGCTCATTGTTCGGATCATAGCAAACAACATAGCCGGTATAGTCCAACGAGGAAAGAGAAGATTGCAGCGCTTTGGCTGTCTCCAAATCGGAAATATTAAAAACAAGACGGTTCAGCGTATAAATCGTCTGTTCTCCGCCCAAGACGCCCTGCAGCCACGCAACCGCGGCGGTGATACTGTCTTCGTCCAGTTCCTCGTTGGTGGTAATGGAAAAAGCCCCGCTGTTGGCCTGAAGCATACGGTCGCAAAATTCGGCGTAGGTTTCAGCATTGGCTCCTTGCGACAATACCGCATCGGAAAGCCCCAGCATCGCGCTGACGTCCGTGCCGGTTGTTCCGGCCGTTACCGTTCCGACGCTCGACTGTTGTCCGGTTGAACCGGAATTGATAACAAAGGCATTGACCGTTGTGTTGTAGTCAACAGTTGCCGCCGTATAGGCCTCGCCGCCGCCGGAATTGGTCCGAATAGCGGTCTGAATGACAGTAGCGGCATCAGAATAGCTGGTGATTGAACTGAAATCGACAACTACCTCAAACTGCTGATTGTCAAGTGTAATACCGAAAGAGCCGTTGCTGACGGCTTTTAAGGTTGCCACCGGTTCGGGCTTGGAACCTTTAACAAAAGCCGCCGCCGCTTCTTTATACCAGCGGGCAACCAGAAGTTTTTGAACGCCGTAACCGGATTTTGATAGAAAGCCGAAATACTTTTGCGCAAACTGATAATCTGCGCCCGCCGCACCCAGATCTGCCGCAAAATTGGTCAATGCCGACATGCCGGAATAGACCAAATATTTGTCGCCGCTTGAAATCAGCGGATTGGTCGTTGCCAAAAGGGCGTGTTTTTTTTCGGTCGTAAACGCCGGGGCGACAACCGAGCCGGTAATCGGCACAAATTTATAAAAAGGTAAACTCATTCTTTTATCCTCTTGTTTTAAGCGTTATTGCCGCGGTTTACGATTTTGACCGTGGCGGTTTCAATAACCGGCGAAGTCTGCTCCACCGTATCGACGATAAAGACCTCGGCGTCAAAATTATAGCGCCTGAGCCATTGTTTGTTTTCCTGTAAAAAGCTTAGATTGCGGATGGGAGAAAGCTGTTTTAAGTCCGCCGGCCCGTGTTTCTGCGCCAGATTGACCTGAAGCGTCTGTTTGAACACAGTGGCATTGTCAAAAGCGTTTTCCCCGTAAAAGTCAATCTGCACCCGGTAAATCCGCTGCACGTCCCAAGCAACCCCGACCGTCCCCGTTTCTGCGTCGTATCCCGTCTGCCGGTCTTGGCTCCAGCCTCTGTCCTCAACACTTAAGATATTAAAAGTGGCGAAATCGCCTTTTTTTGGCAGCGGTACGGAATCCGTATAAGGATTGACGAACTGTATACTTGGCATCAGGCTTTGCAGATAATCATAAACTTGCGTTTCCGTCATTTTCTCCCTCATAATCCATCCGGTAAGCGTAAGCCTCACGCCAGCCGGCATCGTCCCATGCCTCTTTGGCAACAATTTGATAGATATATCCTTGGCATGTAAAAGTATCAGAACCGAACTGACGGAGCCTGTCCAGCTGCGTCGGATTGCCGGTAATAAAGACTTTGAAATACTGGTATTCCTGCAAATTAAAACCGGTTTCCCGCAGCTCCTGAAGACTTGCCGGCTGAATTTTGCCGCGCGCCGTCATTTTGGTTTGCGTTTTGACCGGTTCACGCGAAGACGGCAGCCACTCAACCGTGGTTTTGGTAAACACCAAATCCTGCCAGTCGTTGACGACCGTCAACGCCTCGCCGACGATGTTGTGCAGGTTTAAGGACATTTTTAATTTTCTCCCAACATCTTTTCTTTACCGTCGACAATCGACGCCCGCCGAACTGACGCACGCAGCTGGCTGGTATCAATTAACGTATGCGAGCTGCCTTTTTTGGCAATCGTCGATTCGGCATTCGGCGGCGGAATGTTGTTTTCAATACTTTCAACAATCAAATCTTGCAGATCCTCAGCGACGTTCCTCATAATCGCGCCCATCGAAAGACCGGTGTTAAGACCCGCCTGAACAATCTCCCCGCCCCTCTCGGCCGCTTTTTTCTGCGCGTTTCGTAAAAACGGACGCGGCGGGATAGTTGCCGTACCAAACTCATTATAAAGCGCGATTTTGTCCATTGTTGCCGGGGCGGATGTTTCATCCTCGCCCGGCTTCCTCGGCTGCCCCTTCACATAACCGGCTTTGGCACCGTTTTTGCCTTTACCGAGCTCTTTTTTCAAGCCATACAGCATACGATGGACAGCCCGGAAATTGGTTTTTATTTTAATCATCTGAAACCTATCGAATTATAATAAGGTAAAACATTAATCGGTTTTTCGGGCAACGGCGGCTGAACCGTCGACAACAACGCCAAAAGCTCTGTCCCGTAAGGCGACAGGCTTAAAAACCGCCGCCACGGGTCGGAATAAAGCTGAAACGACGCTGAAACGCTGCCCTCAGACGCACTCGACAGATTGGCCGACGCCGCCTTGTCCGGATTCATTGAAAGATAAAGCAAATGAGCCGTTGCCAGATACACGCCGCGCATCTGGCTTTTTGCGCTCAGGCAGATAACACCGGTTTCAAGCGCTATCAGACTGCCTGCGCCCTCATAAGATGCCTGTATGCTCTCGTCAGCGGCATCTTTGAAATAAGGAAACCATTTGCGAAACGTGTCATTGTCAACGGTGATTATCATTTCTCTTTGCCTTTTCTTTTACCCTTGTTCTCTTCCGCCGCTGATACAGCTTCAACTGGTGCCGAATTATCTTTAATTTCTTCTCCGATTTCCGCATCTTCAGAAGATACTTCTTCCGATTTCGTTTCCAAAACAGGATCTGAAACTTCAATCGCGGAAAAATCCGAATTCATTTCGGTTTCAATTTCAACTGGTGCCGAATTATCCTTGATTTCTTCTCCAATTTCCGCATCATGAGCCGTTGCATCCGCTTTTTCGTCATGAATAATAAAACAACCTCCCGGATTTTTATCGTCAATACGGCGTTCGTTGATAAAATTGCCGTACTCTTTCATTAAAGCAGAAAAGTCATCATCAGAAATAATATTAAGAACCGGAGAAACGGCCAAAATGATTTTTTTACCATTCCTCAACTTAAATACGGAAGAGTTGGTTCCTTTTTTTACGATTGTTGGCATATTTTTTTCCTCTCAAAAAGAAAGGGAGGGGTTTGCCCTCCCTTAATTAAGCTGCAATTTCAGTCTTTCCGATGCCGTTGTAACGAACAACCGCCCACGGATACTGAACAATACAGCCGGAAGTGGCCGCACTGATCTTCTGCGAAACAACGCTGTCCTTCTGGAAGATCGGATAAGCTTTTGCCATCTCAACATAGGAGTTCAGCAGCGTTGCAATGCTGCCGCCCATGTTGAAGATGATATAGAAGACGTCCGAATTGCTGTCGGCATTGTTGAACTGCGGAACGGCAACAATTTTCAGTTTGTCGCCGTAGGTTTCCTTCAGCATTGCCCGCGCCGATTTACCGTAAGTGTTGGTACGGTCAAGGTTGCCGAGAGAACCGGTGGCAACAGCCAAAATGATTTCGCCGTTTTTCAGCTCATCCTGAACAATACCGTTGGACTGGACATAAAGCTGATTGATACCGGCCACAACATCGTTGGCAATTTCTTCCGGAGCCTTATTAGGCCAGTAGGTCGAATTGCCTTCCGCGTTGTTGGGAACGGTTTCATAAGCCGGCAGGTTCGGTTCGTTCAAAAGCCCGTAGACCGGAACGGTCAAACCTTTGTAGGAAACACCGGAGAAGAAGAAATTGTTGCGGTCAATCGCCATGGTGCGCATGGCGCCCTCCGCCTGATCTGCCCGATAGTTTTCCGCAAAAGCGCCGGAAGCGGCTTCCTGTCTGTCGTTCGACATCCAGCCCGTGGTATAGTAATAGATACCGCGAAGCTCCGGCTTATAGTTCGTCTTCTGCTGCAAACCGTCAGAGGTCAGTCCGTCATCGGGACGGGTGGCACCTTTATATTCTTTCAGCTTGATAGTTACCGATTCATCGCCCCAGGTACCGTTTTTCTGCGGCGAAGCCAGCTCGTCGGATACACGCGGCGCGGTCAGAATCTCAATCGCCTGTGGGCGAATGTAGTTAAGCGCACCGAGGGGAGCGTTGATGTTGGGCGCGGTGATGACCGGGGCAGCGGCATTGTCAACGCCGATAATGCCTTTTGACATCATCGCCTTTAAGAAATCTCGGTTGCTGGCGTGGTTGATGGACACGCCGTTGTTGACTTTATATTTACTCATGGTTTTCCTCATTAAATTTTATAGATTTCGCAAACCTGACCGGCAACGCCCCCGGTTTCCACAAGCCAGCCGGTATCGATAAAGCCGGATTTGATATCGCTTGTGGTTTCCAAAGAACTTCCGGAAACGGTCGTGGTATAGGTTATGTTCTGGGTTTCGATAACGCCGGTCGACGGGTTAACGATAACGTTCTGCCCGTGAGTTGATGCCGTATTGGATACAACATAGACATACCCTTTGCGAACCTTGGCCAGTTCGTGTCCTTCGTTAATGGTCATGCCGGTAACATTGCCGAGCGCCAGCTGAAAACCTTCCAGCACGGCAACGCCGGCAATATCGGCCGCCGTTTTGGAAGCCGTGGTTGCGCTGCAGCCGATAACCTGAGTTTCCGGATCAGTGCCTTCAAAAACAAAACCGCCGGCTACAACCGCATCGCCTTCTGCCACAACCGGAATCTTGTCAATCGGATTAAGACGGGAAATTGTCCCCGGCTGACCTAAGGCCTGATTGATATATACTTGATTCTGCATTTCTTTTTCCTCTTAAATGTTGATTTCAATTTCGTCGGAACCAATGGCACCATAATCAAAGCCGTTATCCACTTTAGTCTGCGAGTTGCAAACCTTAAGCATGGCATACAGTTCCGGAACACTCTCTTTATCAGTTTCAATTCCCTGATGATTGAGAGCCTTGACCAGCATTTCGCGTTCGGTTAAGCCGAACGGATTAAACTCGCCGATAACCGCACTCGCGGCGTTGTAAGCACGCTTCAGGCCTGCGTTTCTGTCTTTTTCCTTTTTTGCCCAGGCGTTTGACAGCTTGGTGTAGATTTTTTCAAAGGAATTTGCCGCTTTACAGGCTTTAAGCTCTTCGCCGTCTTCGTTTTCCATTGCCGGCTCTTCCGGTTTTTCCGGGTCTTCATTGTCGCTTTCGGATGTTTCCGATCCGTCGTAGGCCAGCTTTTCCAGCTTGCCGATAACGGTGCGCCAGAGTTCCTCGTCGACTTTTCCCTTCAAAATGCCGCCGACCTCATCAATCAGCTTTCTTTTGTCGACAGAATCGTTATCGCTTTCAGTGATTGCGCCAGTGCCCTCGTGGGCTTCTTCTCCGGCTTCCTGCTCGAAAAATTTGCCGAGGTCAATCTCCTTGCCGTCAATAACGAGTTTCATTTCGTTTTTAGACTTCATTTGTGATTTCTCCATTTTGTTATTTAACACTCTCACATCGGAGCCACACCGACCCCGTTCCACGAGGGCTATGTGATTGCCCTTAATATCGGAAGCCACAAAGTCATAATCGGAAGTATCCGATTTGCTCAATTTATTGGTATAGCTCGCCGATAGCTCTTCTTTGCCGTCTTTTAAGTCGGCAAGAATTCCGTCGCCGGTAAATTTAAGGGGGACAAAAAGCTTATCCCCCTTGATTTCCGCGCGTTCTCCCGTTGAGCCTTCCTGCCGGCCTTTGGCGTCTTCGCCGTCCATGCCAAGCCATTCATGCCCGTTGACCAGAGGCAGAAGCTTGAAACTCTCTGCCCCCTTGGCCAGCTCAATGGGAGAAATATAAACTTTATAAATCTTGTCCGGGTCTATCTCTTCTCCGTCAACATCCGGACTGCCGCCATCTATCAGCTCTTTGCCCAGATATTCAAGTATCCCTGACCGCAAAATCGGGCTTTCGTCAACGAAGAGATACCCGTTTTCATCTATATGCCGGTGCCCGCTCTCATTGCTGAGGCGGGTTGTGTAAGTCAAAAGATGTACCATTAAATTCTGCCTTTGATTATTTCATATGAGCCGTCAGAAAGTCTCTTAGCCTCATAATCGGGTGCAACAAGAATTGAACGCGCAATACAGCGGCAGTTCGGCCGTTCTGCCGGAAGACCACGGTGCCCGTAGGCATCAATCACCGGATAATGCTCGGAATCGCCCCATTTGTAAATCTTGCCGTCAAGCTGTTTGTGCCCGCCTTTGCCGGTTGATACACGTTCGTCATGCGCGGTTGACCACATAAAGAACTTCACTCCCGCCGCAGCCTGCGCTTGCTCGTTAAACGCCGCATTCGCTTTTGCCGTCTGGTCGCGGGCAATCCTCTTTATCCGGTCTTTGGCAATGTGGGACTGAGTTTTAAGGTCTTTGGCAATCGTTTCCCAACGTTGTCCCGTTGTCATGCCGTCATAAACGATGTTTTCAACGTTGTTTAAGGTCTGAAGTGTCGTGTTTTGAATTAACCCGACATTGCGGCGGATAATCAGCCGGATGGTTTCTTCAATCTCTTTGCTGTCAAAATTAAGGGTAAAACTGTCGCCGTACATCTCGCGCATAACCCGTGCAAGGGAAGATTTTGCGCCCCGCCTGACAAGACGTACAAATTTTTGTACAATCTTCTCGGCATTGCGCAAAAACCGCCCGAGATATTCTCCTTTATACCATGAAATCAGCTTTTCCACATTGCGGACAGTCGGCTTTTTCCCCTGAGGCGCGGCATTTTCCATACGAACGGTGGTGTAGACGTCTTCCAGGCTCGCAAATAAGGCGGAGAGCATTTTTTCCGTCTCCGCCTCAATCGCTTTGCGGTAATATACGTCAGCGTGCTTGTTTTTGGCAATGTCATCCATTACCTTGAACCCGCCCGCCGCTCTTGCCCGTGCGTTTTGTTTTTGCATTATCCGCTTGCCTTTTTTCGTTTTTTGGGGTATTATAAATACATAAAGTCGGTATTGTTCCGAGGGTTGCAGCTTAGTTCTGCAAAAGTCCTAGAATTACCGGCTTTTATTTTTATACATTGTTTTATTGCCTTTTCCCATTTTTTGTGGTAATATAAATATATCAAAGCTAGATTGAACTGCAGAAAATTCGGCCTCGCCTGCCGGGTAGCTTACAAAGCTATTACGATGGAGGGATTCCCTTAAATGGGGTTGGCCGTCCTCCCAATCTAGCTTTTTTCCTTTATCCTTTCAGCTTTCTTTTCTAAAGTACGGCGCTGCTTGTTCTTTGCCCAATGGAAATGTACTATTTCAAAATTATCTTTATTGTCTGCTACTTCTAATAACACAACCGAATTTTTTTCTCCCGAAACTCTTGCTATAAAATTATAGTAAGGTTTTTCGGCATTTCCGGGCAAAATAGCATCCGCATCATACAATGCTTTGCCAATCATCATTTCATAATCTTCTACTTCAACATCAGGATGTTGTGAAAGATTACGATCAATAACGGTTTTCTTTAGTAAAACCGGCTTGCTCTTAACGCCAAGTTCTTCTAAATCTCCGGCATTTAGTTCAGGCAAAATATTATCTTTAGTAAAATCAATTTTTATTTTACTTATTTTTTCTTCAACATCTGCTTTTCTATCTTTCTCATTATCCCCGCCGCCTTGGCCGAACTTTCCATCTTTGCCGCGCGGGTGGTCTTCTTCCCGCCACTCGTTTGCCGCCTGAAACTCAGACATAACCTGCGGCGTGATGTCCTCATAGCCGCCGAGACCTTCCGTTTCGGTATCAAACGACAGACCGTCAAGGTTAAACTGTTTGAACTGTTTCAGCCACTCAAAGACTTCATCCTGCTTTGCGCCAAGGCTGACAAGAGCACTTGCCACTTCGGCATACGACTTGATATTTTCCGCAAGCTCTTTTTCCGTTGCCTCTTCCAACGGGTTAAAGGTAAAATCCGTAAATTTTACAAACTTCCCGCTGTCAATTCCGGCAACAATGCCATACATAAACAGCAGATTATTTTTTACTGATTCCTGAATGCTGCGGCATTTGTCATACCATTTGCGGCGGTCGCCCGAACCGGTGGCGTTCATACCCTCGGCCGATTTTCCCATAAGTTCGGTATAAGGAATGTCCGTCTTGGCGGAAATCAGCAAATAGAATTCTTCGACGTTTTCAGCCATACCGGCAAGACTGGTTGTCAGCTGCATAACGTCTTCCGTCGTTTTAATCGGACAAACACCGAAGTTGTCCTGAACAAACGACATGAAGTTCAGCCTGTCTTTAAAGCACTTGGCATTCTCGGTTGTAAAAGAGCTCTCATCCGCCTTCAGGTAGGTAAAGCGAAAACGGTTCATCAAGTTTGCCAGTCCCTGACTTGCCAAGTTTGAGTTTGCGACGTCCTGTTTGATGAGCTGAGTCAACGGCATACCGAAATACAACGTCAGAGGACGCATCGGCAATTCCGGAATGTTCGCTTCAAACTTAAGAAAATGGCTTCTATGAACCGCCCCCAGACCGATGACGTACCAAATTGAAGGCTGCATATAGTCTCCGGCCGCCGGATTAACCGTGTTAACCTGCACGGCAACACAGTTAATCGGGTCAATGTGGCGGAAGCCGCGAAACCGCTTAATATTCATCCGGTTTAAGTCAAGCGGTTCTTCCAGCTCACGCCCGGAAAGCCCGAAGTCCATATAAAGCAGGCAACCGCCGGTTACATAATTTGAACGAACAGCGGCGCGAAGATGCTGCCACAGGTCAAAACGGGAAGCCGCTTCTTCTGCTCTGTCTTTTTCCTCTGCCGACAGATTCGACAACTCCCCGCCTTTGGCAAACGGAGTTTCGCTCAAGACGTTAAAGACCTTGGCAAACAACGGATCTTGCGCCAGTGAGTAGCACTCATAATAGTTAACCGGCTGATACAAAAACAATGATGCGTGCGCGGTGCCGTAACCGGAATTGACCGACTGCAAGGGGTTGATCCATTGATTTTGCAGCCGGGACAAGTGGGCATTATACATCCTCAGCCCTTTACCGGCTCCGGCGTCTTTCGCGCCGCCCTCAAGGCGTGCTTTTGCCAATGTCCACGGCTCGGATATGGATGCCGCCTGTTCTTCTTTTAACATATTGGCAAGAAGAGCGAAATTGTCGGCCGCTTTTTTTTCCTGTTTTCTTTTGAAAAAACGAAACATAAATCTACCCCATTATGCGCATCAGCTCGCTCCAGTCAGGAGTTTGAGCTTTGCGCCTTATCTTCAAAGCATAAATCAGCACATCACAATAGTCGTCGTGCGCATCCTGTTTGCCCCCGGTAAACGCCTCACACTCGCTCAAGAACTCAAGCAGCCACGGTGCAGATGCCGGGATATGAAAATAGCCGCTTTCCAAATCGGCGGCCACCTCGTTAAATCTCAAATACTTATCGGCAACCTGGTCTTTCTTCAGTTCCGCATTGTGAACAGTCGGCTGCAGCTCTCTTATCGGCAGGCCTTCTTCTCGCAACTGCTGGATCAGAGATATGCCGGAACCTTTGTTTTCAATGTAAATTGCGGAAAACGGACTGCTCGCATATGTTTTGGCTTTCTCAAAAAAGCTCTTCAAATCCCGCCTTAAATCCGGGAAGATGACTTTTTTCGAGTAGCCGTCCAACATATAAAGGTCTTTGCCTCTTGTTCCGAAAAGTCCGAAAGCCGAATTGTCGGCAGATTTTTTCTCCGAAAAAGCCGTATCGGCAACGATAAACAGGCTGTCAAACTGCGCCGGACATATATCATAGCGCTGCATCTGGCTTATCTTTATCAGATTGCCGCCTTCAATAATCGGCTCCTGCTGATATAACGCCGCAAAATTTGCTGAGCCGAGCGCTTTCTCCTGTTCCCGCAAAAAATCAATGCTGCGGAACTCCGGGAAAAGAGCGTTGCCATTTTTATCTATCGCCGGATGTCGGCTTGATATGATTTTATCCTTAAAATAAGGATCTGTTTTAAGCATTCCGATCAGATCCTGAGTATGCCAGCGGGAATGCAGCACCAGAACCATCGTGTTGTTTTGCCGGCGGCTCATAATATCGCCGCGGAACCGGTTCTCTACCTTGGCGCGAATAGTGGGAGACAAAGCATCCTCAGCGTTTCTGTACGGATCGTCAATAATTGATATATGCGACGGGTAACCGGTATTTCCCTCACCCATAAGCCTGTAATCGATCTGTCCGCCTTTCTTAAACCAGACGGTTGAGGCATTGGCTTTCTTTATCACGTTGCCAAATACCGACTTATAACGTGCCCCCTGCAAAATGTTCAAAACCTCCGCCTGTGTTTTGTCCCGGAGGTCGTCAGAGCTGGTGTAAAAGTTAAACTTCAAATCACCGTGACGCCCTATCAGCCAAGCAGTGAATATACGCAGTTTAGTTGACTTCCCGTGCTGCACCGGCTCTTCGGACGTCGCAATCGGGCGTTCGCCTTTTAAGAACCTGTAATATAATTCATACTGAAAGAAGTCGCACAGTTCTTCTTCCCAGTTTCCAGTGCGGAATCCGTCAGAACCGCGCAGGTCTTCATTGATGAAAAGATAAAAGCTGTAAAAATCAGCCTGAAGTTTTTTCCTTGTCGATTCGTTCAAAACGTCTCTCCATAATAGCCAGCAGTTCGGCGCTTGAAACAATCGGCACATCCAGATCATTGCCTTCGCTGTCTGTGCGCGCTTTCTTATCAACGATCATGCCAAACAACTTAGCCTTCCCCATCGAGGCGGAAACCATCGCCGAACTTTGTCCTAATTCTCTGGCAATTTTACGAGCATCTTCCAGCTCTTCAACAATGTCATCAACGGTTAAATCATAACGTTGAAGTGCTCGTCTTTTTAATTCCTCTACCCTTGCCGCGACCTTGCCGTTGCTCATCAGTTCCACTGCTTTGCGATTGATCGTCTCCATTTTCATCTTTGACGCATTATAAGCCTGCCGATAAGCATCAGAGTAAGTGAGACCTTTGGCCACCCCTTGACAAAAATTTTCCTGTTTAACCGTTAAATCCATCAGATAAACTTTCATAAAATCCCGAAGAGCGGCTAAGGAAACAGAAAACCGCTCCGGGAAATAAAAAAAACCCGATGCCGTGAACAGAGGGGAGATGCCACGGCAGAGCGGGAAAGAAAAGCAGCAAAACGAAGCTGCGGTTTCGGCAATTTTCCGATTGATACCGGATTATTGCCATAAAAAAACGGCCGTTTCAAGAAACGACCGTCAGGATGTTCTCAATCAACAACTGAAAAGGCAAACTGTGACAACCTTTAGGTTCAGTTATCGATTATGAATGAAACTGTACCAACTTTTATAAAACTTGTCAAGCATCATTTTAAACATACCCTAAAGCCACGGTTTTCCGGGGTCTTGTTTATCTCTTTCACTTGCCGATCTCCTTATAATAATCTTCAATGTTATCCCAAAAGTTGACCGTAGCCTGACCTACAATTTGCGGCCGCGGCATCCGAATCTTTCCCCAATAGTGTTCACAGAGCCGATTTAAGCCTGTGCTGATATACCGTTTCAACAGTTCCAGATCATTTTTATATTGATCATCTCGAAGATGCGGAATTTTAATCTCCTCATCCAAGCAACAAACCATGCGCACGGCAAAAACTTCCTCCCGTGTCAAACAAGCTATTGCCTTACCGTAGCGATCGCGAGCATCCAATACTGCTGGAGACGGATCAAACAACGGAGAGCTTTCAACCCTCGGTTTTTCGTAATCCAAGCAATTAAAACCGGAATAGCCCGCTTTATAAAAATCCGCAGCCAACCTTAACCCGGCAACCATCCGATCATCATCAGAATATTGACTGGTAACCTGTCCAAGCCACCCCTTGTCGCGATACTTCTCAAGAACTGTGCGCTTGTAATAAACTCCATCTTTTTTTGTCAAACCCTTTCTCTTCGCTTCAGCCGGTGTAATATAGCCGTCAGTCGCTCCTGTTGTTTTAATCATCCTTAAACTTCCCCTCATCTAATACCCACACCATCACGCACCTGCCTTCCAATGTGAAGCCAACCAATTGCCGCTTTCTTTCACGGATGCCAGCATTGCGTTTTCTTTACCAAAAATCTCCCGTTGACGAATATTCTCGGCGATTTCGTCGATGTCGTCAAAAAAGCCGCGGTCAAAGCACTCTTTGACTTTTCGGTCATAATCCCAGAACCGGGCTTCCGGCAGCCTGTCAACGCGCTCGGCCAAAATAGCGTCAACGGCTTTTTTGTACCAAAATCGCAGGTTTTTATTGCCTCCACGTATCATCAAAGCCCGCGCCAAA